ATATATTATGTCTAATACAAAAGCAAAAAGTTACAATCCTCACTAGGGGAGGAGGGGGTTATTTTTTTTTTTTATTTTCTACATTGCGATATATAAGGTGACCTCTAAAAAAAATCTCCTCCGATAGGGCTTAAATACTCATATTCCAAAAAAGAAAGACCTATACTTATTTTATTATTGACATATATATACATAGGGTATAGGTTTTACCATAATGGAAAATGGTATACCTGAAAAAGAAACATTAAGCTCAGAGATAAATAGTGCTATACAGGATATATCTCAACAGAAAGAGATAGAGGGTATCAAGTCTTTATCTAGGTATAACCCAGAAAAGGTAGCTAAGATACTATATCTTTTCTCTACTGGGGTATCACAGACATCTATGGTTCGTAAGCATGGTATAGATAGAGAGACTATTATTAATACATTGGTAGACTATGCAGACTATAAGAATAAATTTCGTGAATTAGGTGGTAAGCTCTCTGCTAAGAATTATATCAATATGACATCACTATCTGAGGACTTAGTAGATAATATCCGTAATCGAGTAGAAAGTGGTGATATAGAGCCTTCTATCAGAGATTTGAAGGATTTATCCATTGCTATGGCAAATGCCTCTAGAGAGGCTCTCACGGCTCGTGGAGAGGTATCCTCTATATCAGAGGAGAGAAAGGTACATACACAGGATGACTATATAGAAACCAAGAAGGCAGTAGAAGAGAGACTTAAACAAATCAAGGAAGCAGAGATAATAGATGGCGAAGAAATTTAATAAGCACCAAGGAGATGCATTCAAGAAGGTATGCTCTATACTATCAGAGCATTTCGAGCATTTTGGTGTAGTCGTCTTAGATGAAGAGGAGATATTGGAGTATGATTATTCACAATACTATATAGGTAAGATGCTCTTCAAGGAAGCCTCATCGGAGATGACGAAAGATGATATAGAGCTAGTTATAGAGATAGAGGAAGACGAGGAGTAATGGAAATAGTATTTACATCTCACCCATTCCTAGATACCCCCTCTGACGAGGATATATTGCTCTTACTCAAGAATGACCCTAAGCTTCTATCTGAGATGCATAAATTTCATGAGAAGAGGATACAGGATAGTATTGAGAATCCATTATATAGTGGCTTTGATTTAGATGGCTGGGATAGAATACGAGATGGGCTATCTAATTATAATGAGTGTTTAACATTAGGTGGTAATAGAAGTGGTAAAACTACTGGCTGTGCTAAGATAGTTATGGAGGCTGTTACCAAATCGGAAAATGGTCATATAGTATGTTTCAGCCAGAATGCCGATACATCGGTCAAGGTTCAACAGTCTGCTATATGGGAGATGATGCCCAAAGAGTTCAAGAAGAAGACTAAGGGCATAGAGGGATATATTAACTACTCTATGCAGAATGGCTTTACAGGGTCTAGCTTCATTTTCCCAGATACCAAGACTAGGGTGGATTTCAAGACATATACACAATTTACTAACAATCAGACAATACTTGAGGGTTTCGAGTTCGGCTTTAAACAACCTAAGTACCTCAATATAGGTGCATGGCTTGATGAGTATCTAGGAGATGCTACTTTAGTTAATACTCTTCGATTCCGATTAGCTACCAGAGACTCTAAGTTACTGATAGGGTTTACACCCATCGATGGCTATACGCCATTTATCTCTGATTACCTTCGAGGTGCAGAGACCCTAGAGACTAGGAATGCAGAGCTCCTAAATAAGCCTGTTCCTGTAAAACAATACTCTCCAGAGATGGATGCATCTATATGCTATCTACATACAGATGAAAACCCATTTGGAGGGTATGATAGAATAGCTAAAGACCTAAAAAACAAACACGAGGAAGAAATACTTGTCAGAGCATATGGCGTACCTGTCAAATCTATGACATCACTCCTTCCGATGTTCACCCCTGAAATCAATGTACTATCTGAAAGACCAAACAAATATGGAAGACGATTTCCAGATATTTCTAATAAACGAGAATTTACTTGTTATCAGGTGGTCGACCCAGCAGGAGCAAGAAACTATTCAGCAATTTGGGCTGGAGTTAATGCTAAAGGTGAGGTCTTTATTAGGTGTGAATTCCCTGACAGGAATACATATGGTGAATGGGCACTATTCGGAGAACCTAAGTGGCGATATGGTCCAGCTTCTAAAAAAATTGGATATAATATTGAAGGATATGTAAATCTCTTTCAACAGATAGAAGAAGAACATGGAATCGAGGTATTTGAGCGTATAGGTGATAGTCGTTACTTCGCTAGACAGAATGAGGATAATGATGACCTCTTCACATCATTCTATGACTATGGGATGAACTTCGTCCCATCGGATGGTAGAATGGAAGCAGTTGGTATTGCTTCACTCGATGACTGGTTCAGCTACAATCCGAATGTGGAGATAGATATGTCCAATCAACCTATGTGCTACATCCACGAGGATTGTGGCAATCTGATAGATAGTATCATTAACTATAACTCCAATGGCAAAAATGATGAAGCACTAAAAGACTTTTTTGATTTGATTCGTTACCTCCGTATGGCAAATGGTGGTGATGGACCAGACCATCAAGATGAACATAGTCTCGTCACAACGATAAGAGGCAAAGGAGGATATTAATGGCTAAAAAAAGATTAAAAGAAATAGCAGATGAATTAGGCGTAAAATTTGAAGAAGCCTATGACATCGTAGTACATAAACTATCCGAAGATATGATTACAGGTAAGGGAAAGAATACTTGGATTAATGAAGAGGGACAAGAAATCCTCGATAATCATAGTCCGATGCCTATACGATATAGAGGCAGAGTATTATCCGTTGCCCCAAATCCTAACTTCGTTATGGTATATATAAAAGAGATACCAATGAAAGTACCTGTAAGAGTTCCATATACTCTTAGAGGTGCATTATTAGTAGGTAAATTTATTTACTTAGATGCATATACAGATGATGGCATACAGTATTATCAGTATGCTCCACCACCATCAATATATGAACCACAAAAATAACTTGATATATATGATATACTTAAAAGCTAATGGATAACGATAATATTTCTAATTCTTTGACATATCTTAATAATAAGCCAGATGTGCCCACATTGAGATATGCATATGACGAAACAGTCACCGAACTAGAAGCATACTTTGATTTATGTCGAACATCATATGATGATAGGCGTAACTGGTGGGCTGGTAAGTCTCGTGACCACAGGAAGCATGGAGCAGACGCATTCCCATGGGAAGGTGCATCTGATATGGAGGCTCATACTATTGACGAAAGAATTACTCGTCTAGTATCTATGTTTATTACTTCACTACAGAGGGCAAATGTAAAAGCCTTTCCTGTAAATGTAGGTGATATACCAAGAGCAAAGATGGTATCTAGTTTCCTAAAATGGATGACATCTTCTGGATATATACCTAGATTCTATAAAGAGATGGAGCTAGGTGCTAATTATCTGCTAGAGCGAGGTATTTTGATTACATATGTAGGATGGCTACGAGAAGATAGAACCTTTATACAAAAGCTAGACCTTAATCAAATCACTCAGCTATCTCCTGAGTTGGGAGCTATGCTATCCGACAATGGTGCTGAAGATTTAGTTATAGATGCTTTCCAACAATTCTTTCCTACTATAAGTGAAAAGAGAGTAAAGAAAGCATTGAAACAATTAAGAGATACAGGGTTTGCAGATTTACCAGTTGTTCAAAGACAGATAGATGCCCCAGAGGTTAGAACCCTAGCACCAGATGGTGACTTCTTCTTTCCCCCATATGTAACTGACCCACAGAGAGCACCATATTGTTTTTGGCGTACATACTATACAGCACAAGAACTAGAAAATAAGGTTATCACAGATGGATGGGACGCAGGATTTGTTGAGCTCATGATAACTAAATATCGTGGCGTAAATATTGATAGCATCGAGAGAGAGCAAGAAGGTCGTAGAAGCATATCACTTACAGATAATGCATATGAGGCTAATGAACTAATCGAGATTGTACATGGTTATCAGCGTTTAATCGATAAGGAAGATGGCTCTGAAGGTATATATGAAACTATATTCCATAAAGAGTTTGATGGTAATGATAGAGTACAAGGATATGCTAAGTTTGAATTACTAAATGGTTATGAAGACTACCCTGTTGTTGTGACTAAGTTATCAGAAGATAGTAAAAGACTTTATGATACCACAACTGTTCCTGACCTATTAAGAGGAATACAAAATCAAGTTAAAGTAGAAAGAGACTCCAGAATAGACAGGAACAGTTTGGCTACTTTACCTCCGATACTACACCCAATAGGTCAAGCACCTACAGACTATGGACCAGCTAGAATGATTCCATATCGTAGAAAGGGTGACTTAGAGTTTGGACCTACACCTCCAGCACCTAATGGTTCTATCGAGATTGAATCCACACTTGAGATGCAAGCTGATAGTTTAGTCGGACTAGATGTCCAAAACCCATTATCTAAGGTTCGCAGACAGTTTCTGGTTGATAAATACCTAGAGCATTGTGCTAATGTACTAAAGATGTGCTTTAAGTGTTTCCAGAGATTTGGACCAGACTCTGTATTCTTTAAGGTAACTGGTGCACCAGATGCACAGACTTTCAGTAAGGGAGACCCCAATGAGAACTATGATGTTATTATTACATATGATGTATTAAATAACGACCCAGAGATTCAGGAGAAGAAGTTACAACAAATTGTAAATCTTACTGGATTAGACCGAAGCAATAGAATCAATATTGACTTCTTACTTGAGGCTATGGCAAATGCTATAGACCCAGTATTAGCAGATAGCATCTTACAACCTGCTGAGGTTGCACAACAAGAGATGCTAGAAAATGTTACCAATGACCTAGCAAAAATCTTTGCTGGTATTGAAGTTCCTGCTAGACCTAATGGTGCAGGAATCGCAATGCAGATTATTCAGAACTATGCACAACAACCTGATATACAACAAAGACTACAGTCTGACGAATCATTCAGGGCTCGTTTTGAAAAATATGTTGGTCAATATCAATTCATGCAACAACAAGCACAGAATGCACAGATTGGTAGAATTGGAACAGACCCTGCACAAATGGGTGGAATGAATACACAAAATATGCAATAATGGATATAGAAAAAATATTAAACGACTTATCTAATCATCATCAGTTCGCACAGTTTCTTGAGTTTTTAAATACACTCCGTGAGGAGTCTATAGCTGAGTTACATCAAGCTGATACAGATACTATACAACAGGTATCTGGAAAGATTTTAACCTATGACCAAATCTTAGTAATGTGCAAATATGCTGACTTAAAAAAGAGGCATAGCCAATTTATAAACTAGGGGTTGCATAGTATGTTAAAATATAAACATCGCCATCGCTGGGCGTTAATAGCGTAAAATATTATGTCAGAAGAAATCACTCCTGTTGTCGAGGAAACAGGTGAAATAAATCCTACGGAACAGTCAAATATGTCAGCGTCTGATTTTGTCAACAGACGCTTGGGAAACCAAGAGAAGGTAGAAGAAACCCAAGAGGTAGAAGCTCCCCAATCTAAGGAAACCCCAGTTGTTGAGGAAGCTAGTGAAAATTTAGAAGCCAATGTGGAGCAGAGTAACACAGAGGAGTCTATACAAGAACCAGTTTCTGAAGATGCTCTTTCACAGTTTAATTTAGAGGAGATGTCCGATGGGGAACTCAGAGAAATATCTGAGAAACTCGGAAGTCGTGCAGTAGCTAGATTTGGTGAACTAACAGCTAGGCGAAAGCAAGCAGAAGAGCGTGTGCAGGCAATGGAAGCCCAAATGCGTGAAATGCAACAAAAGCAAGCTGAAGAAGTTCCAGTCGTAAAAAACAATCCACTAGCTAAAGTAAATGACCCTAAGCAGTTACAGGCTAAGGCTAAATCTGCTAGAGAGGTAATCGATTGGGCAGAAGATTTACTATTTGAGAAGGGTGATTATGGAGTCGATGATGTCATCGCTGAAGTTAAGGGAAAAGAACTTACTAAGGCAGATGTCAGAAAGAGTCTTAAACACTCAAAAGATATGCTCAAAAAGTTTATCCCTGCACAGATGCATAAGCTAAAGAAAGTTAATGAATCCAAAGTGGTTCGTAAACAATTAATAGATAAAGCAAGAAAAGAATTACCATGGGTAGGAGATAAGGAAAGCGAACTACATAAAAAGTATGTGGCAATGTACAATGACCCAAGATTAAAGCCATTATTAAATAATGCTGACTTAGGTGCACAAATGCCATATATTCTAGCTCATGCTACACAATCTATATATGGTCGTAAGCCCATTACAGAAAGTGGTAAATCGCCAACATTGACTCCACCAAAAGGTGGACCAACTGCATCTCGTTCTGAAAAAACTGAAACAGTATCAGCCAAGGCTCTAAAGAACCTTGACCAACAATATAAATCAAACGGCAATATTAGTGATTTTATAGCTCTAAGAACAAAACAGTTAAATAATCGTTAAAAATTAAAATAGAAAGTATATAATTATGTCATTTTCAAATACATTTGACACTACAAATACAGGTTCTGCTGTTTCCAATCGTGAGGATTTGACAGATGTCTTAACTATTCTCGCACCAGAGGAAACACCAGTCCTTTCATCTGCTTCAAAGCAGAAAGCTAGTGCTACATTTGCTGAGTGGACAGTTGACGAGCTATCTTCGCCTGTAACTACAGGTATTTCAGAAGGTGCTGATGTATCAACATTCACCGACAAATTTAGTGGTCGTGCTCGCCTTGGTAACTATGTTCAAAAGTTCCGTAGAGATTACATGGTATCTGATTTACAAGATGCTGTGGATTCTGTAGGTCCTGCGAAAATAGCACAAGCTGAGGCTAAAGCAATTCGTGAACTTAAAAGAGATGTTGAAGCTACTCTTATTGGAACTGGTGATGCCCAAATCGAAAATGGTGCAGGCACTCCGTACAAAATGCGTGGCTTAGGCAAATGGATTCAAACTGGTGCACAATCAGATAGTGCTCCTGAAACACCGACTGCATATCGCCCAGACGCTGGTCAAGTTTTTGACATTAGTGATTCTGACGCATCTGCATTCCAAGAGTCCGATTTGAACAATATCATTTCAACAATCTATCGTCATACTGGTTCTACACAAAACCTAACATTAGTTGCAGATACAGGTCTTCGTAAGACAATCTCTAACTTTGCTCGTTTTGTTGGAACAGGTTCTAACTTCGATGGTAATGCTAATGCATCACTTCGTAATGTGAATTACAATGGTGATTCAACAACCATTAAGTTAAGCGTTGAGATTTACGAGTCTGACTTCGGTCGTGTATCAATCGTCAACATGAACCCAGATACTGCTCC